AACAAGGATTTGCTGGTACGTACCATCAGACAGAGCGGTGTCCCTTACCAGATCAACAACACGCAGTGGCAGAGTGTTGGTGGTATTTGCTGAAGCGAAGTTAGCAGATACCGTACTGTTGCCAGTAACGGTGTTCACCAAAGTAGCAGGCTGGTAATAACCGATGTTCAGACCAACGGTAGACTGCGTAGCACCACTAGAAGTGTACAGCACGCCGGAAGCATTGGTGATGGTGATCTTAAAGATCGCATCGGGGTCTTCACAAACAAATGCCATAGCATCCGTAGAAGCCGTACCAGAGGGCCAATACTGAGAATCCAAAGTGTACTTCAGACCCGTAGACTGGGAATACTGGCAGCCGAGGAAAATGCCAATCGGCGCAGCAGCGAAAGCGGCTTTAGCACCAGAAGAAGTATCAACACGAACAATCGTGCCGTCAGTGGTGTAGGTAACGAGATCGCCATAACCGATGTTCTGAGCGTACCCAGAAGCAATCGGAATCTGCCGAATAGCGGCGTTGTATACACGACCGCCGATAAGGTTTACCGGAAGGAAACCTTGGGGGGCCATATTTGCAGGATATGCCATATAGAACTCCTAAATTTTAATACGGCCCCAGATTTATCAGGAACCGCGACCAAAAGAGACTTTAGATGATTTCTCAGAGAAGAGAGGCATCCGTGGATCATTTTCGCGGAGGAAGTTGTTATCAACAGACTCCATCGCCGCTTGAGCTAAATTGCCGTAGTAACCTTTGCGTCCTTCAGAATTTTCCGTAGTGGTTTTGCAGAGGACGAGTCCACCAATTTCAATAAGCCCTGTACCTTGCAAGCCAAAGGCTAGGAAGTCGGAGGCCATTTCTGGATGATCTTCCATCTGGCAAGGAACCCAGCCCTCGCGCCTAGCGCGGGCCATATTAGCCGGATCAGGCTGACCCATAATAGAAACACGCTTCCAGTGGAAGACGTACCCATCTTGCGCTTCCGGCACGGGCAGGTCGTGCGCGGGCTTCCAAGATACGGCGCGGGCTTCTTTCTCGCGGGTTTCTACTGAACGGTTTGTTCTACCAGTGGTGTTAGCCATTTATGGTTGCTCCTTTAAGCTTGTATTGCGCGTATAGCTCTGGGGTTAACCCTAAGCGCTTAGCGATTGCTACCTCTGATGCCGACAATGTGACTTTTTTTGGTGCGGAGGTTCTACCTACCGATGCCACAGGCGACGACTTCTTAGGCCGCTCGAAGTTTTTTGGGAAAATTTCCCGGAGGCGGGAGTCTACTTTTTGATAATACTCATCAGAAGTAGGGTCTACACCGGATTTGACTAATTTCTCGTGCAGTCCGTAAGCGAAGGCAGTCATCTCTTCATCTTTACCAAACCAAGGGTTCCTACTCGCCCAATCCTCGGCTTTATAGTCCCTAGCAGGTGCTTGCGGTACTGGTTGTGGATTACTGTATACAGCATTATCTTCCTGTTGTAAAGAATAATCTTGCTGCGGTTCTGGTATAGGCGGAGTCATGGTAGACAGCCGCTGCTTTTGGAAGGCTAGCTCATAGAGTTCATTCTGCGCTTCTAGTACGCCGTCAGTATCTCCAGTCTCGAAAGCCTTACGATACTTGTCCTGTGCTAGTTGCTGCTGATAGTTTAGCCTACCCTCAGCTTCCTTCGTATACTCCTGATGCCCCCAAGATAGCGTCTGCTCTAGCTCTTGAACGCGGCTCTGGAATGACTGCGCGATGCGAATAGCTTCTGCGTGCTCTCTAGCCAGCCTTTCTTTTTCGCGCCGCTCATCATGATACTTATGGTTGATCTGATTGATGCGTTTCTGCACCTTCTCAGAATAGTTGTCCATCTCCTCTTCCTGCTCCGCGCCTTCAGCAAGCTTAGTGCGGCCTTGGTCTTCTTCGGGAGTGTCATCTACAATTTCAATCTCTAGTTCTTCACTGTCGCCAACGGCAATTTCAAGTTCGTCGTCTTCGTATGCGTCTGCCATAAATCACCTTTTAGTAAGCGCGGTTGATGCCGCGAGGATCAGATACTGTGCCTTCAATCATATCGTCGTTTACCATGATGAACTCCTTTCCATTCACAGAAAACCTAGAGCCACGATACGCGCCGATCAGCACGAAGTCGCCTTCTTTACACCACGGGCCAGTAGGGAATTTCTCCTCATCCAGATAAGCCATAGGCCCAACTTTCAGAACGAACCCTACAACTGCACCGGCTTCTTCCTTTTTAAGAAACTCATGTGGTTTTATAATCCCACCCTCAGACTTTTCCTCAATTTCAGGCTTGACTACGAGGATTTTATACCCCACAGGGTCTGGCAGTTGGGCGGCCAATTTGTCGCTTGTTGCCTTCGTCTTTTCTACATCAATGTTAGCTACAGACATTACATATCCTCTTCAAGTTTTTGCAGGTCTAGTGCACGTTCCCTAGCCAGAGTTAGACCCGTAATCACTCCAGCCAAATACTTATACGCAGGAAAGTCTGCGACTTCCCCGTATGCGATGATCTCACTTCTCGTATCAACCATCTCTTGTAACTCGTCGCGCAATATATCTAATGCGGTTTTCATTCGTCTTCCTCAGTCATAGCAGCTATAAACTCGGGGGTGCCTATTAAGTGTAACTTGCGCTCGAACTCATAAAGCATGTTCAACTCGTAGTCTATAGCATAGCGAGTGATGAAATTAAGCACTCGTGCTGATAGCGTAGCGTTGGTCTCCACAGCCCTGTAGTACGGAATACCGTTGACCTCGTGCGAGTAGCAGATAAGATTCGATATGTCAGGCCGCATCCACAACGGGAACGCCTCATCCATCAAGTACGCACACTTAAAGCCTTGGCATGGGTCATAGGGGCGTTTGTCATACACCCCGCACCCCGTCGGGCACACGTATGGGCATCCTTGCCCATTCTTCATCTCGTTCCCAAACACCGTGGTGTTCAGCCAGCCCTCGCAGCACTGAGTACAAGTACCGCATTCTCTAACTAAGGGCGATTCGACAATTTCTTCTGTGTCCATAGTTTACTGTTGTGGGTATGGTTGATAGCCGGGGGGTTGTTGAGCCTGCTCCTGTGGTTGCTCTTGAGGCTGCTCTTGAGGTTGAGCCTGCTGCGCTGCGTAGTCTGACTGAATGCGCTCATTCACTATGTCTGTAGCTTTCATCAGTACATCCAGCTTGGTGTCCTCGCCTTGCAGCAGAAGCTTCGCCTCGTTGTTAATCATCGCAATTTCCTTGGCATTTTCGAGCTTCTTGAACTCGATCTCCTTCTTGTCCGTCAGCTCCCTTTCTTTCAGCTCAAGTTCTTTCTGTTGCAACTGCATAACAGGGTCTTGGGCCGCCGCAGCATTCTCTTGCTGTTGCTGCTCTGCTTGGTTAGTCTGCAAGAGTTGTTTCGCGGCCTCAGCTACCAGCTTGGCTAGCTGCGCTTCTACACCCGGATCAAGTTTCTCATCAGGTGGCGGCATAGCGATACCAAGCTGAGTCTCAATTCCTCTTCTGTACTGGAACCCGAGGTGCTCCATAATGTGAGCGCTCATAGCCGATTGTATAGCCCCCGCGTTCGGGTCTTGCCCAATTACGGCCATAATCTTCGGGTCTTGCATCATGGACTGGTGTACAGACAAATGCGCGTCGTGATCCTGCTCTATAAAGGCTTTCGCTGGCTTTCCTTTCAAAATCGCCATGTTCTCAGTAACAGGGTCGGTCGGGCGCATGTCATCTTCAACCTTCACGATTTTGTCTGCGTCCTTAATACCCATAACTTCAAGCATCTGCCGGTGCAGCAAAGGCAGGTCATATATCTGAGGCGACTGCTGGGCAAGCTGAATAGCTGCCTGATATTGAATGATCCTCTGCGCCATCGTGCTAGCGTTCGGGTCGGACACCGGAATGATGTCTACCTTGTCGTAATCTTCCTTTTTGGCGGTGCGCTTCGCGTCGTAGTTGGGGTCGTAGTCGTATGCTGGCGCTGTGTAGTCTTTTATCAGTGCCGCGATGAGCTTGAACTCCTGCTCCATCGACGAGTGCACCCGCGCCTGTACCGCTGACATGACCTTCAACGTGCGCTCTAGGATAGCCAGCGTGGTTCCCACTGGCGCTTCGCCGTTCATGCCGTCCAGCTTAACATCAGCTACCGCTGCTAGCCTGCGCCCTTCTTCGACTACGTTCTGTAGCAGTGTGAACAGGGTTTGGCTCGGCTCTTTATAGGGAAGGGGCAGGATATTATCCTTAATGTTGGCGCTTGGAACATCAACATCTCTCCATTCTCCCGGCATGATGGGTGTGTCATCGCCTTTGATTCGGAGACCCCTAGACTTTAGGCCACCCGGAAGATTACTCAGGGTGCCTGCATCAATCAACTGACGCACAATAGACGTTGCGCTCTTCGCAAACCCACCTATCAGGTGGATCAAACCGTATCCGTAAGCCCCAAAGCCCGGTATGTAGGTGTATTGCACGAAGTGCTGTTTGGCTTGCTTGGTTGTATCCTGCTCGTCCCAGTTACGGCGAATAGACAGAATCTCCTGAGACCCCTTCTCGATAGTCACCACATAAGGCAGTGCTATGCCCGTAGGCTCTCCGGTCTCCTCGTCGATGTCCTCGTACCCTTCTAGGTCAAGCTCAACCAGCATCTCCAACAATTTGTAGCGCGTGTCGTACGTCGCTTTGTACCCGTCGGCCTCGTCCTTGCGCTCTTGTACGTCGTCAAGGTCTTTGTTCGGCTCACCGAGGTCTATATCCCTGTAAAAGCCTGCATATTGCAGCTTTTTGATGTCATTTTTGGTCTTCCGCATGACATGCGTAATGCGCTCTGCGGTACGCGCATCCGACGCTCCGTAGGGTATTACAAGGTCTTCAGCCGGTACAAACATAGAAACTTGACGCTCTAAGGCCGGATCGAAGTAGACCTTCTTGAACGCTGCACCTGCAAGGGCCAGAGACCACAGCATTTTCTCATGCTCAGGCCGAAACTCCTGCATTTTCTCGGTTAGCTGGTAGTTCATATCCTCTACCACCCGCGCCGCTGCTTCCTGAGTCTCCCTGTCGTCCTTTCCAATGATCTTGGCCTTGACCGGCCCCTGTGCAGGGAAGGTTTCTGAAATCATCTCACTCTGGAACCGGATAGCCGCTTCCGTCAGCATGGGGTGGTACACGCCACACGCGCCGTTCCACGGCTCGGTACGATCTTCAATCTTCAGCCCAAGCAGGTCAAGCCCATCAATATAGGTCTCTTCCCATTCTCTACGGGCATTCTTGTCATTGTCGAAGTCGTCCAGCAGATCAGACGTTAGCTCTGACAGTGCAGAACCATCCATGTACTCCGCCAAGTTAGCGTCGAAGCTAGGCTCCTTCTCAATCTCTACGTCGATTTCTTCTATTGTCTCGCCATCTTCAGGGCCAAAGACAACCTCAATGGGTTGTTCCTCATCGTATGTATCGAACGGAGACTGAGGCTGTAGCGCTTTATCTATGCTGGAGGGTGTTGCCATTTAGGTTCCTTATCGTAGGGTTTCTAGCAGTTTCTCGATGTAATGCAGTGCCTTCTCGTAATCCTGTCGGGCTGGATTATCCGTCTTAGCTCCTGCTCGCATGAGGTATTTTATAGCATTTCCCCTGTAAAATCCGATAGCTTCGGCATGAGGCAGCGTATCTATCACATCCCACGGCTGAATGGATTTGGTTTTGTAGTGGTCGCCGCCTACCTGCCGAGCGAGGTCTTTTTGTTCTTGAATTTTTTGCTTTGGTGGTACTTGCGGTGGGCCGTACAGCTTTTCTAGGTCGCGTAGGTTCTTCGCGGTAGCATTTCGCACTACCTGCGCGTGCACCTCATTCGATGACTTCGCTTCATCTCTTTCTTTGAAGATCGCTTGAAACTCTTCTAGTGTCATTTTGTGTTTACTCATCGTTTGTTTTCTTGTGGGTTTTGTGGGTTTTTGCTTTAGTAGTAGGCTGCTCGTTTGCCTTTGTACATCCAGTCATCTTCGTGGTCATTCTTATCATGCTGCGTTCCAACGAATCCGCCAGCACGAAACCTAGACAGAGCAAGAGAAACGCAATCCACAAAGTCATCATAACGACCGGACGGGAATGATGCGACTTCATCTATCAGCTCGTCTGCCCAGCGCTTGTTCGGTGCCCATACTTTACCTGATGCAAAAATATCTGAGATTGCGTTAAGTCTTGTTATCTTGTCATTACCCCTA